CGATCTTTTTACCGAGATCGTGTAACGGGTGAACCCGGAACTCGCGCATATGGATATGTTGATCCAAACGCGGCTGTCACTATGCCTGTTGGCGGCGTTGGTGGTGGAAATCAATATAATAATAGCGACTCCGACTCCACGGCTTACGCTGTAAACTTACACAACAGTCTATTCCCCACTGCTGATTATTCTGGTGGGCCAACTAATTACACTGATAGTTATGGTGTGGTTGGCTCTGATGCACCTGCATTTTCCGGTGGCGGTGCAGATGGCGTGGGCAATTTTGGCGCTGTTGGCGACTTTTTTGGAGGGATCGGCAATGCGCTCGGTATTACTGACTACAAATTGTGATGAAAGGTTGTTCCAATGATCGGTTCAAACGTATTTGGGCAAGCCCAGCAGTATCAAACTCAAGCGGGTGATATTTACGGACGCTTGGGAAGTTTTAGCCCAACCAATATGCAATCAGCACAAGTCGGCTCTGCGCAACAAATGCAGGGTGTCGGTGCTGTGCAATCCGCACAAGCTCCCGGCCAGATTGGTGTCAATCAGTTAGCCACAACAAACCTCAACCCATATATGAGCCCTTATACGCAGAATGTGATTGAGGCGGGTCAGGCCGACATTGAACGGCAACGTCAACTTGCATCAAACCAATTGGGCGCACAGGCACAAGCTGCTGGCGCTTTTGGTGGTTCCCGTCAAGCGGTGCAAGAGGGTGTGCTTGCTGGTGAGGCTTTGCGTCAAGCTGGTCAACTGTCTGCGCAACAACGGCAACAAGCATTTTCTCAAGCACTGCAATCTGGTCAGTTTGACATTGGCAACGTGCAACAGGCGCGGACACTTGCATCTGGTCAAGAGTTTCAAGCAAGCCAATTTGCACAACAAGCTCGTGAAGCTGCGGCGGCGCGTGAGCAAGCGGCGCGTTCTGGCAATATGCAAGCTGCTAATCAGTTTGCGTTACAACAGGCTCAACTTGAGCAACAAGCAAACCAAGCCAATTATCAGGGTCAGTTCCAAGCGGCTAACGTACAATCTGGCGCGGCTGGTGGTTTGCGCGGTCTTGGATCAACTATGTTCGGTCAGGGCATGACTGGCCTCAGAGAGCAACAAGCGGCAGCGGCTAGAGCGCAAGCTGCACAACAGGCAATGCTAGATGCTGGGCGTCAACAGACACTAGGCAACTTAGGTTATCCCGGTCAGGCTTTGCAAACTGGCACTGGTACGCTAAGTGCTCTTCCGGGAGCCAAAGTAACGCAACCGGGGCAACCCGGCTTGCTTGGAACTCTAGCAGCTTTCAGCGGCCTTCCGGGTTTTGGTTAAATAAATGGAACTAACGCAACGAGACCTACTGGCAAAGACACTGCAAGCCGAGGCTGGAAACCAAGGCTATAATGGCATGGTGGCTGTTGGTTCGGTAATTATGAACCGTCTTGGCGGCGGCAGTGATCTTGGCAAAGTCATTTTGCAGCCGGGTCATTTCTCTGCGTGGAACAGTACAACTGGTTATGCTGGCGGCGAACAAGGCCAAGACATGGGCTTCACGCCAAGTGCCAAAGCGTATGAAGTCGCTGATGCTTTGCTTGCTGGTGAATATGAAGACCCGACAGGCGGTGCAACTCATTATTACAACCCGCAGCTTGCCGATCCCAATTGGGGTGCATCTGCTGGTGGTGATTGGCAAACCATCGGGTCGCACATTTTTGGAAAAGCAAACGAAGCTGTCCAAAAACCAATATCAAATAATGGTCAATTAAAACCATCTTTAGAAGCCGTAATCTTTGGAGGAGCTTCAGAAATGAACGGACAACCTACGGGCCGAGATATGAATCAGCCTAGTGCTATTCAGATGCAGAAAATGCAACAGCAGCAAGGATCGGGCGGTCTTATGGGCTTTCTGCGCGATCCGCGAACCCGCGAGACATTTGCCTCATTAGACAGGTCTGGAATGTTGGGCGGAGTTCAGCAACGGGCTGCGGCTGATGTTAAGCTAATGCAAGAACAGGAATTGCTAAATCAAGAAAATCAAAAAAATACGCAAATAAAAAATAGAACAATAGAAGTTTTGTCTCAGAAGGCCAATGCTGGAGATCAAGTTGCGTCAAAAGTTTTAAGTGCTATTCAGTCTGGCGCTTTAGATGCTCAAACTGGAATGAAATTGTATTTTCAAGAATCTATGAAAGTTCCAAAAGACTCACGGACTAGTCAAATAAAAAATTATGAATATTGGATCAGCAAAGGAAAAACGCCAGAGGAAGCGGAGGCTATGGCAAAAACAGGCCAAAATATTAATATTGGCGGCGCTGCTAGTGCAGAAGATAAATTTTGGGAAGCAAGGTATAAAGCTCTCGGTGAAGAATTTGTTGACATACGAAAGAAATCTGGGCAAGCGGCAGCTAATAGCATAACAATACAAGCTCTCAAACAGCTTTATCAAGTTTCTCCTAACGGGCCAATCACTGGTCGTTTCCTTGGATTGTTCCCAGAAGCGACAGACGTTAGCGCAGCAATTGATTCTCTTAGAACACAACTTGCTCCACAACTTCGCGTTGAAGGTTCTGGTTCAACTTCTGATATTGAATATGCGGGGATGCTTCAAAGTCTTGGTAGTTTGAAAAACTCACCACAAGCAAACGCGGCGCTGTTAGACTTATACTTAGTCAAAAACGATCTCTTATTAAAAAAAGCTGAGATTGCTACAAGAGTTGGTATGCCAGAAGATCAAGGCGGTTTATCTATAAGTCAAGCTGACACGGCTATGCTAGAACTTGATAGAGATATGTGGGACGAAAATTCTATGATAGCCAGCATTAAAGATTTAATCCTAAACGCGGGTGGCTCTGTTGCTGAAGGTGGCGGAAAGACTGTCACGACAAGTGGCGGTTTGACTGTTAATTTTGGTGACGAATCGGAAGAGGTCAACTAATGGCTGGCAGAACAGACATAGCAGTTCGAGGTGACAAAATACTTATTGATGGTGTCCCACCGATTACAATTCAAGATATGGAAAAATGGAATTCTATGTCTTTAATTGAAAAAAGTGATGCAGTTCAAGAAATATTTAACACAGTAAAGCCAAGGCGCGTTGGTCGTGCGGCTCTGCAAGGTGCAACATTTGGTTTTTCAGATGAAGCTATTGCAGCGGCGTCAAATCCTCGTGCCGCCGTGAGTGCCGCGATAAGTGGTGAAACTGATGCGTCTGCTCCATATTACGAAGCATTAAAAGCGGAGCGGCAAAAATTATCTCAATTTCGTGAGCAGTACCCAGTTGGCGCTGCACTTTCTGAGTTGTCTGGGGCTGCTGTTCCAGCGGTAGCTGCTACCCTTTTTTCTGGTGGGACTGCGGCTCCCGCTACTGGAACTAGAATGGCTCAGGCGCTTAAGAGCGGGGGTCAGGCCGCAAAGGTCGGTGCGGTAGAAGGTGGTTTATATGGGTTTGGTACTGGCGAAGGCGGTATTCAGGACAGATTAACAAGTTCCGCTTCTGGCGCAGCGTTAGGAGCAGTTTTTTCACCATTAGCTCAGGCGGCAACATATCCAATCGCAGTGTCAGCGAATGCTTTAATAAATACAGCAAAAACTGTATTTGGAGGGCGTGGCGGTAAGGCCGTTGAGGCCGAGCTTCAAAGATTAGCCGAAGGAACGGGCGATAGTGTTGACGTTATCGCTCAGAAAGTTGCTGACGGTGAAATTATGGCTGAAAATGAAACTTTGCGCATGACTGTTCGCAGCTTGATGGCTAAAGGTGGTCAAGGCGAGACAATGGTGCGAAGTGTGTTTGATCCTAAGACAGGCCGTCCTCAACAGACGCGATCTGAAGCTATGGCCGAAATTGAAAGCTATTTGGCCCGTGACCCAGAATTTGCTGGTCAAAATCCCAAAAGAATTCAACAAAATTTTGACGTTGAAGTTAAGAAAGCGGAAAATGATGCGTATTCACAAGTTCCGGGTTTTAAATCACCAGCAAATTTAGATGTGGCACAAACAATAGAAAACGCGGCAAATCAATATTCTGAAATTGCGAACGAATTAAACACATTTATCACCGGAACATCTAAGGGAACAAAATTAATAGAAAAGGTAGATGGTAATTGGACACTTCTTCGCGCACCAACACTTGAAGAAGGTGAAGCAGCCCGTAGATATTTTAGAGAAAAATCAAGAGATACATTTGGCAAGCCAGTTAGCCGACTTTATTCAGATGTTCGCAATGAGCTTGAGTCACTCCTTAATAAAGAGTCTGAGACTTTAGCGCGTGTTCGCAAAGATGCTGCAAAGGTTCGAAATGCCCGTGACTCTTATAAATATGGTTTAAACATATTAAACAGATCATCTGACGATGTTGATTTATTTTTGGCAGATATTATTGATGATGAGGCAGCAATGAAGTCTTTGCGTGCTGGTAGCTTGGCACATATTCGTCAAAAAATAGAGCAAGCTGGCGGCACAAATTTAATGAATAAATTGCAAGATGAATCAACAAGAGAAGGTAAGGTTTTTAGAGCAATTTTTCCAAAAGAACAATTTGACGAAACCCTTGCATCAATAGAACGAGCAGCTAGGTCGCAATCTGCGATGGGTGATATAATTAAAGGCCCAACAACCGCATTGGCGCAAGAAGCAAGCAAGAGAACTGGCTCAGAAATTAACTTGGAAGATTTAACAAACATTACAAACCCAATGACTGCTATTCGGGTTGGTAATAAAATTGCAGCGCAATTAGACGAAGGCTTAACGGAAAAGCAAAGAGTTAAAGTTTTAGAAGTTTTGCTTTCTGAAAATCCCGATGTTGTTCGCAGGGCGCTCTTAGATGATCGTGGTATGCGGGCGTTTAAGGAAGGCGTTTCGAAAACTGCTTCTGCAATACGCGAAGGTTTGCGCCGTGCCGCTACACAGCAAGGTGTCCAGCGAGTGAATGAACCATTGCAAGGAATGTTTGGCTCAAAGCCATAGGAGAAATAAATGCGTATCGAACCAATGGATAAAGACACGGTTGAAGGCATCGTCCAAAAGGCGGTGCAAGATGCTGTTGATTTTATCGAGAGCGAAATCTCTGAGCCAAGGGTCAGGGCGCAGCGTTACTTTGATGGCAAGGTGGATATTGGGCATGAGCAGGGCCGATCAAAGGTCGTTGCCACAAAGTGCCGTGATGTTGTTCGTGCAATAAAACCATCTATTCAGCGCGTCTTTCTTAGCACAGAAAACCCGGTTGAGTTTGTGCCTCGTATGCCAGAGGACGTTGCTATTGCGGAGCAAATGACGAAATACGCTAACTATAAGTTTCAGCAGAACAACGGCTATCGTATGCTCAACGATGTGTTCCAAGACGCTATGGTTAAGAACTGCGGCATTGCCAAGGTAATGTATGAGGACAAAACCGAAAGCGAGACATTCACATATACTGGCTTGAACGAAGATGAATTTATGTTCTTGGCAGAAGATGATGACGTTGAAGTTTTAGAGCAAACCATCACGCAAGAAATCGAAATTGACGAAATGGGCGTTGAGATTGAACGTCCTGTTTATGACGTTAAAATTAGCCGCACAACTTACGATGGCGATATTCTTATAACATCCGTTCCACCGGAAGAGTTTTTTGTGGATCGGAATGCTCGAAGCATAGACGATTTTTTCGTGGCGGGGCATCGCACCGACATGACCATTGGCGACTTGCTTGCTATGGGTTACGAGGAAGATGAAATCCAAGGTTTAACTGGCACTATTTCAACTATGGAGTCTGAAGCTGAGTATGAGCGCCGTGGTTATACCGTTGATGAAGATGATGACGAAAGTGCCGACCCAACTTCTAAAAAAGTAGTTGTTACAGAAGCCTATATGAAGATTGACGCAGATGGTGTCGGCGTTCCGCAACTTTATCGTTTTGTATTGGCTGGCGCTGGTTACAAAATGCTTTCATATGATAAGGCAGATGAAGTTCCGTTTGCTGTGTTTGAAGTAGACCCAGAACCACACGCATTTTTTGGTAGATCGCTGGTTCAGTTGGTTCAGGACGATCAGGATGCGGCAACGGCAATGCTTCGCGGCGTTTTGGATAACGTAGCACTGACAAACAATCCGGGCCTTGAAGTTGTCGACGGCCAAGTTTCAATAGACGATCTTTTAAATAACGAGATCGGTCGAATTGTTAGGGTAAAGTCACCCGGCGCTATTCGTGAGCAAGTTGTTCCATTTACTGCGGGCTCTACTCTGCCCGCGCTGCAATATTTTGATATGCTGGTTGATAACAAGACAGGCGTTTCTAAGGCCGCACAGGGGCTTGATCCAGATGTATTGCAGTCAGCCACCGCGACAGCTGTTGCAGCCACCATGGAGGGCGCTGCGGGGCAGTCAGAGGTTATGGCGCGTAACTTAGCTGAAGGCGGTATGCGTCAACTGTTTAGATTGATTGCTTCGGCAATAATTAAAAACTCAGACAAAGAAGAAATTATCCGTCTGAATAATCAGTTCGTCGCCGTCGATCCGCGCGTATGGAACGCCGACATGGATATTGTAGTTAATGTCGGGTTGGGTACTGGCCGCGAAAATGAAAAAGCTGCGGTGCTGCGCGAGACCGTTCAGATGCAGATGAGCATTTGGCAGCAATACGGTCCGAATAATGGCATGGTCACGATGACTAATATTCGCAACACTCTTGGCGATATGTTGTCTGCGGTTGGTCTTAAAAATTCAGACCGTTACTACCAGCCAGTTACGCCAGAAAGCGAACAGCAGCTAATTGCTCAAAAGCAGCAAGAGGCAATGATGGCGCAACAACAACAGCAGCAAGGTGGCGCTCCAGCATCTGATCCAAACCAAGCGTTTTTAATGGCAGAGCAAATGAAAGCGCAAAGCAAAGTTCAAGTCGATATGGCGAAGTTGCAATTGGATGCACAAAAAGCATCTGCCGATCAGCAATTTAAAATGCACGAACTTGCTATGAAGGACGATTTGAAGCGTGATGAGATGGTTCAAGACCTTGCCGTTGAAGTCGCGAAGATTTTGGGCCAGTATAACGCAACTGTGAATGTTGCTTCTGTCAAAGCAGAACAGGACGCGACACGCGCACACAACGAACAAATGATGGGCGGTTATGGATTACAAGGTTAGGGCAGCACGATCTCGGTCGTTAATGCAAAACGAACATTTCCAGCTAATCATGAAGGATTTGCGAGACCAGCAACTTGAGGGTTTTGCGAATAGTAGCGCCGACGAAGTGGAAAAACGTGAAGACGCTCACGCCATTTTGAGAGCATTAAACCAGATTGAGTATATTCTCCAAGCGGACGTAAACGCTGAGATGCTCATAGAAAAGAAGGGTAAGCACCGCAATGCCGACTGATCCTAACGATGGAAGCATAGCTTCTGTAACTGAAATGCTGATGGAAACCCCGCAGCAAGATAATTCAAGCGAGGCTGTTGAGGCTTCCGAGGAGGTAACTGAGGGCGCTCAGACTGAACCGGAAGAGGTAATGGCTGAGAGCGAGGATGACACTAGCTACGATAGTGATGATGAGGTTGTAGAGCCTGATTATGAAAATGTAGATGAGGATGAATACACCGACGAGCCAGCCGCTCCTGTGGAGCTTTCTGACGATCTTGAACTTGAAATAAAGTCAGATGGTCAACTAAAGAAAGTGACCCTGCAAGAGCTAAAGCGTGGCTACGCTGGGCAAGATTACGTCCAAAAGGGTATGGAACAGAATGCTAATTCTCGTAAAGAGTTGGAGCAACTGAACCAAACCATGCAACAAGAACGTGAACAGTTTTTGCAACGCATTAACCAACTCGAAAATGGTGAACTTTCACAAATGCCTCAGAAGCCACCAAAGGAGCTGCAAAACAGCGACCCTTTAGGCTATTTGGAGCAAATGGAAGAATACCGCGAAAATGCTGCAAAATTTGAAAGCCTTAAACAAGAGGCTGAACAAGTTAGGCAGCAGCAACAGGCACAACAGGCGCAAGCCAATAATGCCTATATTGCTCAACAAGCTGAAATTCTGAAACAAGAAATTCCAGAGCTGCGCGATCCAGAAAAGGGCAAAAAACTCTTATCTGATATTCACGCAACGGCCACTGGTTATTATGGCGTTCCAGAAGAAATCGTTAGCTCGTTGACACACGGATGGGAATTCAAAATCATGCGTGACGCGGTAGCTTATCAGAAGCTCAAGGGAACAAAGGACAAGGTCGCAGAAAAGTCAAAAACTGCGCGTCCTATGGTTAAACCGGGGGCAAAGCGAACAGAGGATGGTCAAGCGAAACGGCGACAACAAGTGCGTTCTCGGATGAAGAAAAGCGGTGACATAAAAAGTGTCACTTCGTTCTTATTGTCATAGCGAAAGGAAAACACAATGGGTGTTCTAGCTAATACAAACGAAACATATGACGTCACAACTATCCGCGAGGATATTCAAGATGCTTTGATTTCGATCACGCCAACTGAGACAATTTTCATGTCTACAATTGGCACACGCAACGTCGAAAACACTTACTATGAGTGGGGCGAAGTTGATCTTGCGGCAGTCGCAACTGACAACCGCGTAATTGAAGGCGAGTCTGCTCCCGGTAACGACTCACCAACCAATGCGGTTCGCAAAGGGAACTACACACAGATTTCAGATAAAGTTGTCGATGTGTCTTCTACTGCAAACCAAGTCAACGGTGTTGGCGATGCGCAAACAGTTGCAGAGCAAGTTGCTTACAAACTGAAGGAACTGAAACGCGATATGGAAGCCATGTTGCTTTCTAATACTGCCGCGTCTGCTGGTTCTTCTGGTACAGCCCGTGCAACCGCTGGTTTGCCAGCCTTTATCACCACAAACACTGCGTTTGGTACTGGTGGTTCTGCTGGTACAACATCCGGTACAGGTGAAGCTGGCTTCCCTAACGCCGCTGCAACAGATGGCACAAAGCGCGATCTGACAGAGGATATTCTGAAAACTGTTATCGCATCTTGCTGGGATAATGGTGCAGAACCTTCTGTTGTTCTGTGTGGTTCTTTCAACAAGCAAAAAATGTCTGCCTTTACAGGTAACGCTACGCGCTACAAAGAAGCGGAAGACAGCAAGTTGAACGCTGCAATCGACGTTTATGTGTCCGATTTTGGTGAATTGCAAATTGTACCATCGCGTCACATTCGTCCTCGTGATGTGTTCGTACTTGACCCAAGCTATGCTTCGGTTGCTTACTTGCAGACTGCAAAGCAAGAGCCATTAGCGAAAACAGGCCACTCTGAGCGTCGACTTATCTCGGTCGAATATGGCCTTCAGGTTGGTTCGCAAAAAGCTCACGGCTTTATTGCTGACTGCTCCACTTCTTAATTCGATTGGGGGCTGTAATGGCCCCCTTTCCCCTTTTGGAGTTTTAAAATGCCTAAAGTAAAAATCACGACAGATAAAACATGGGTTGGTGGCTCTCGCGCGATAGAAAGTCAAACTTATGAAGTCACCTCAGAAGAGGCGAAAGTTTTAATTGCAAACGGCTTTGCAGAAGCTGTGGAAGTTAAGCGCGCACGGAATAAAAAAGGTCAGTTGAAGTCGGATGATCCCAGCACTCCTGATGTAAATGAAGCATGGGTTGGCGGTAAAAAGCCAAAAAAGAAAAAATGATAGAACAATTGCAAACAAAAATTAAGGAAGAGGATAACAAGGTTGTTATCTCACGCACACAAGATGTGCAGTCGATCCTTGATTATAACAAAGAAAAACAAATTGCTGGAACGGTTGCGCGTAGTGATATGCGCCATGTGGGCCAAATCCCGTTTGTTGTTGTCGAAACATGGATGTCCGAGTCTGGTTTAAAACTAGGGTCGAAAGAGTTTGCAGAATATGTTAAGAAGAAACTGTTGAGCGGTGATTACGCGAAACTACTGGTTCACGGCTACTGAGGGCGTAAATATGAATACTAGAAACACAGTTGCATCTGCGCATGACCGGATTGATGTCATTGAGCCGCGTATCACAAAGCTAGAAACCACTGTTCATTTGCAGTTCAAAGAGGTGTTTGCTCGAGTAAAGCGCCTAGAAGCAATTTTAATTGCTACTGCCGGAACTACCATCGCAATGCTTTTTGCAGTGCTTACCAAGATGGGCTGATGATCTGTGTTCTTGCCTTTGTGTCATTCAACCATGCTTGGACGCAGGGCGGGAACCAGCTGTTTCAATACTGCTACTATGATTGTGGTCTTCAAAAGAATGGCTTGTGGTACGATAAGGTTTACCGTGTCAGCTATCTCTTCGTTTGCCCATCGAGGTTCGTTGAAACATGATTGAAGTTTTAGCTCTCGCGAGTGCGGTTAGCACAATATCTGGAAGCATTAGCTCTGCGGTGCAGGCTGGGAAAGACGTTGGTTCAATACTCCCTCAGTTTGGCAAACTGGCAAAGCTGGAAGCTGATATAAACTTAGCAGAAAAGGGCCGACATAAAGGCCCGCTGGGTAGGCTTACCTCTACGGAGGAAGAGGGCTTTGCAATTGCAAACGCAAAAATGAAGCATAAAGAGGCTATGGATACTCTGCGATCTCATTGCCGCTTGTATGGGCCTCCCGGCATGTGGGAGTCAGTTCAACGCGAAATGGGCGCAGCCAGAGCGAGACAAAAGAAAGCTCTTGAGGAGCAGGCGGCAAAACGCGACCGCATATTTTACTTTATTACTGTTGCTGTTGCATTCGCCGTGTTCGCTATTGGTAGCGGCGGGTTGTTATGGTTCGCAGCGTTTCTAGCGGATGAGGCTCGGTGATGTGGCTGTTGCTCTGGTTCCAGCTTGAAACTAACGTCAACCACTTTGAGGTGGGCCAGTACAGCAGCGAAAAGGATTGTACTGATGAGCTGCGCCGAGCATCTATTTTGGTAACAAAGAACAACGAATATCTACAATGCTTCAAGGTAAATCTATGAAAGACGCAGAGATCATACGTCTGTTCGATCAGAATGTTGAGCTTGTAATTCAAGGCTTGGCTGCGCGGTCGGGTCGAGATTTTTCTGAAGTTTTAGCACTTTTGCGAGATAGAGGAATAAAATATGCCAAATGAATTTGATCTAAACGGTAATGGAGAGATTGATCCGATAGAGCATGAGATCATGTTGGAAGACCGCCGCCGCCGCATGGAGGACTCAGACGCTAAGAGAGACGCACAGAGGCGCATGACATGGTTTTCCTTATCAGGGATGGTTTTATACCCTTTCGTCATTCTAGCGGCCTCTCTGTGGGGCTTAGAGACCGCTGCAAGTTTATTGGCTGACATAGCGGCGGTTTATGTTATCGGGGCGTCTGGTATCGCTGCTGCTTATTTTGGTTTTAACGCAATGGAGAGTAAAAATGCTTCAAGCACTGATAGGGCCAGTAGCTGAGTTAGCTGGCGGCTGGCTTAAAGGTAAAGCAAGCGCACAGGCTGCGTCAGCAAATCTAAAGTTGGTTGAGGCGGAAGCCAAGGCAACCATAATGAAGTCGGCTGCTACCTCTGAAGCGGATTGGGAAAAGATTATGGCCCAAGGTACGCAAAACAGCTGGAAGGACGAGTATTTAGTTCTGCTTTTCTCCATTCCCTTGATACTGAGCTTCCTGCCTTTTGATTGGGCCAAGCAAGCGGTCACGGACGGTTTCGCTGCATTGGATACAATGCCTGATTGGTACAGCTACACTTTAGGGGTAATCGTTGCGAGTAGCTTCGCCGTGCGATCAGCAACTAAATTTTTCGGAGGAAAAAAATCATGAGCGATGCAATGCGTGAACTGCAATCCAAATGCGGCGTTGCGGCCGATGGTCAATTTGGCCCGAATACTGCCAGAGCGATTGCTAAGTTTTATCAACTATCGCCTGAAGCCGCGTCACATTTTTTGGGACAGTGCCACCATGAGAGCGGTGGGTTTAGACGTAAGCCAGAAGAAAACCTAAACTATTCCGCAAAAGGTTTGCGATCAACCTTTGGACGTTATTTCAAAACCGACGAACAGGCGGAAGAATATGCCCGTAATCCTCAAAAAATTGCGAATTATGTATATATGGACGAGAACCGAAAATACCCGCTTGGCAATACGAAAGACAATGACGGGTGGTTATTTCGCGGGCGAGGGTTCATCCAATGCACCGGGCGCTTTAATTACAGAGCATTTGCAAGCGAAATGCGTTTGCCAGATGTGATGGACAATCCAGATTTAGTTGCAACCGAATACGCTATGGAGAGTGCTATTTGGTATTTCGACAAAAACAACATTTGGGTTCATTGTAAACACGTTACCGATGACACTATTAAAACCGTGACGAAGGCTGTAAATGGCGGAACGCACGGTTTGGAAGATCGTATGAAACAGACTTACAAAATTCACAAATGGCTTGTGTCAGATTAACTTGGATTGTATAAATCTCTAGTGGGTGGCTATCATCACAACATAAATTGCCCTTTTCCAATCGGGGCGGTTGTTTACCTCGGTGACGTTGCTACCAAAAAGCGCCAACTTTTAAATATCAACGGCCACCCACACGACTTCAAAATATTATAGCGACTAGCGCCATTAGGCTAACGCCGCTGATGAAGCCAATAATAGCTCCGATCAGGCCGGCTGCGTTAATCATGCGTTCCATTTCCTTTTCATCCATTACGTTTTATCTCCAAACACTTTGCGAAACGCATCGTCCAAAATCTTTTCAATATCTCCTTTAGTCATGAGTGCGCTCCTTCGGTGTTTGATTGGGCAAGTAATACAACCAGTAATCTGGTTTGTTTTTTTGATATTCCAATCGGTATTTTTTCAACCTACCCATTTGCACAAGGCCATTCATCAATCCGCTAATAACAGAAGCATTCATGCCCATGTTATCGTCGCCCATCATGTTTTTAAGTTCTGGCACCGTGTAGTCTTTGCCGATTTCAAAGAAGCTAATAATGTGGTGCCTGCGATCTTCGGATATTTTAAGCAATCGAGCTTTTTCTTTTTGCATTTGCTGTTTGTTGGGTGTTTTTATTTGCATCGGAAGCTCTGGGCGCTTTCCCATCTTTGCCATTTCAATCTCAAACTCTAAAACATTCCAAGCATAAGCAATTTCTTTAATTACCTCTGGTCGCGTTTCTTTTTGAATTGCGGCTATTGCGAGTTCTTTTCGATGTTTCTTTTTATCAACTGCCCAAGCGCGAGGATTTCTTCTAATTGCTGCGTCAAGTTTTGTCTGCTTTGTTTTTTGGACTTCTCTATCATCAACTTTAGCAGTCTCTGCTGTCTTGCACACGCAACCGTCAACTCCGCATTTGTCACAAGTCTTATCCTTTACAGTTTTAAATTTTATTCCAAACCGCCTTGCGTTGCGGCTGATTGTTGCTGGGGAAACATTTAATACATCTGCCGTTTGGTTTTGATCTAAACCATTTTCGGCGCATCTTATCATGATCCCAATATCGCTTTCTTTGAGCTTTACGTTCATTTTAATAACCCCGCTCGGCAAAGTCTTCATCTATGTATTCGATCAGGTTGCAGTTATATAGCTCAAGGATTTTATCACTAAGGCGTTTAGAAACTGGCTTGGTTTTGCCGGGTTTGCAAATGCTTGTGATTTCTATTTCTACCTCGCCGGGATCATCTGCCCAGCGTATGCCTTTTTCGGCTTCGTAATAAACTTCAATGTCTAACTCGATGCCCTTAACTTCTACTGCGGTTTTTATTGAGTAATAATTCATGATCTGCTCCTGTTATCTTATACGCACTTTTGTATTGCGCTATTTACAATGTTGCAAGCGTTTATTTACAGAAACAGAACCAATGCAAATAAACCCGTGATGAATAAAACTTCTCCAACAATTTCCCAATCCATAACCATTACTCCTTTTCTTTGATTAAGCTGTAGCTGGCAATTTTAGCGCCGCTGTTAGTTGTGATAATTTCAGTGTGAATATCGTGGCCTTCATCCCGCAGGTTTTTAATGCGCGCCGCGAGTCTAAACGATCCGATATATTGCAGGGCGTCGATTGCGGTTATTGGCTGCGTTCTCATGTATTGCAGAATTTGTTTTGTCTGGGTTTCCATTTTACTTTCCTTTTACAACTGGATTTTTTTCAAGTTTGGTGGGGAGCCGGAGCTCCCCGTGTTGCGTTAAACAATGGCGCACGGCTTGTGCAGCTCACCATTGTGCATCACGCGGCGGATCGCGGCGGAGGCGTTACCCATTGACTTCACCCATGCGTGGGCAAGGTCGCCAGCGTGACCGAGGTCGTCAGCGTCAAGCTCAACGAAACGATCAGCAACATTCATGTCGCTGGATGTTTCAACATGGACAACAAACGCTGGCTTGCGTTCGGCCATGCGACCTTGAGCGGCCTCTAATGAAAGCAAGAAAGAAAGAGAATGTGCCATGGGAACCTCCATATCGGCGTGCGTTGGCGGAATTGCCTCGGCTATATCATTATATGTATATTACGTTTTACACTATTGCAAGAGGGATTTACAACTTTTTTTAAAAAAACTATCAATGCGCCATGTATCGTGTTGAAATTGAGGTAGAGGGACAACCCCAAGGCAAGGCCAGACCGCGCATGAGCCGATTTGGTCACGTTTACACGCCTCAGAAGACTAGAGAGTATGAAAAGCGCATAAAGGCCGCTGCGTGGGCCGCTATGCAACGAGAACGGCTAGAAGCAACCAACAGGCCAGTTCATATAGATATGGTTGCTTTTATGGACATTCCGAAAAGCTGGTCGAATACTAAAAAGATCGCCGCTGAGTTTGACGCATTTCGGCACACCACAAAGCCAGACTTAGACAACATATTGAAAGCCGCTTTAGACGGCATATCAGGGCCGCATGGCGTTATATTGGATGATAAGCAAGTTCACAGCGTAAAAGCTAAAAAGGTGTTCTGTCACCCCGACAGAGGCCCGGTGCTTTATATATCTATCTCTTGGGAATAGGAGTAATCTGGCCCATAAAGATCGCGCCATTCTTTCGGGCTTTGGTGGATGGCAATTTTACTGTTGTCCCATAATCCCTGATGGTGTCCCTCACATAGTGGGATCGCCATTCGATCAGCGGTTTTCGATCTACTAAACCTATCGTGAATAACGTGGTGCGCTTGAGTCGGTGACATTTGCGGCAAGTTAAACGCCGTGCAAATACAGCAATCCTTTTCCCGAAGCATCTGCAAAAACTTCGGGTCTTTCTTGGCCTTGGTGGGCTTTGGGTTAGACCAAACTAATTCCATTGATTAAAATCATTATCAGATTTTTGATCTTCTGAAAACCTTGTTTTAGATAGGATTTTTTTCAAGTTTGTTATTTACCTACCGTGCAGTGGGTCATAGCCAATTGCCTCCGCTAATTTGCTCATAGCAAGTTCAAAATATGTCATAAATTCTGCCTGTGTCATGGCACTAAACTCTGTGCTGTCCACATGGCGCACGATGCTGGACGTAAGCGGCGATATGGTGGTCTTGTAATAGCCGCAAACCAATTTCAGTTCATGGTGTAAGTGTTGGGCTGTCGGCCACATACCAGTGCTTTCACACGCGGTTTTCAAGGTTGACCAATACAGGTTGTGGTGCGGGTTTGATCTTGTCCCGGTCACTGACAGGTTAAAAAGCTGTCCCGATTTGCACTCGCCTAAACGCTCGGAGTCATGTTGAGAAACAGGCAGTAACTGCCCATCCCTCAACTCAACTTGAATTTTAGGCACTTTCATATACCACCGGAAAAATAAAGATATTTATCATTGAACGGGTTAAGATATTGCTGACCGTACTTGTTTCCTTTCCAAACAATTATTCGCGCGGCTTCCATGCTTAAATTGTACTTTTCACCAATTTCCTTATAGGTGCTGCCTAACGATCTTTCGTGATATATGTTATAATTCCTCTGCACATTTTCTCTTTTAATTCTTTTAAATCTGTCATCGTTCAGTTTGTTAATATATCTGTCATAACCAGAATGATCTCCGTAACATTTTTGCCAAGGCCAATGTTTTGTGATGTAGTCTATTAGCTCATCGCGTGAGTTACGACCAAGATTTGGCACTATTAAAATGTTCTGTCTTGCAACTCGATCCCGATCACTTGGATCATTTAAATCAACAGACTTGCCAAAATAATATTTAATACCATTCACAAGTCGCTGCGATAGATCGGTTTCCCAACTTACTGGTTGTTGCTGTTTTTCATAATCTTCAATCGACATTTTTGTGCCATCGTCCAGAACTATGATATGATGCACCTCGTACTTCATTGCCATTACTCCTTAAAACGGAATTTCATCGTCCATATCGGAAGATGTGTCATTGGGTGAGTTAACAGGGTTCACATGGTTAACAGGGTCACTAGAGGCGCTCTTAGAACTTTGAAGCGTCAAATCGTTAACCGTTACGCCCAGATATGTTTTGCCGTTATATTCGCGCCGTGTTAGCTCTCCGCTTACAGTAACTTTGGAACCTTTGCTCACATAAGGAACAACGGCTATGCCGCGCTTGCCCCAAAACGTGCAGTCGAAATACATGGTTGATTTGTTTGCACCATAACCATCGTCTACAGCTAACGAGAACGAACCGAGTCCAGCTTTGTCCATTCCCCCCTCTTTAACTTCACCATCTTTGGTTGCAGTCCCTGCGATTGTAATGACTTTCATAATTTTAGCTCCTTTTTGCGATCATCATGTGCTTCAACCATGCGGTTAAAATCTTCCTCTGAAAGACCGACTTGGTTTATTGTTTTGACGTATTTTGGTTCAAACTTTTCAAAAGCAGCCGCGCTGCAACCGTTACTGTAGAAATCAACAACCGCCTGCACCCGGTCTTCTGGCGCTATGCTCATTGGCGTGTGCTTTGGTGCTATTGTTTCGTTCTTGCGTTCAACACCCACCATTTCATTAGCAGACGCATATGTGCCGCCATGCAGTCCCAGCGAAGCCAATGCGCGTCCAATTGCAGATGTTTCGCAAACTTCCAAGGCTGATGTTTTGGTTATGTAGGATGATCCGCGTATTTCTTCCGCAAGGCCCGATCCAACAATAAAACCATCTTTGTCTTTAATGATGGCTCGAACAACAACTGTTTGCTGGTCGTTATATACAAGCTCTGTTTCGATCCCGTAATTGCCGCCAAACGTAATGCGGAAGGCTTCCATGCGTGTGGAAACCTCTGTGTATGACTTGCCGCCCTTTTGCATCACACCGTGAGATTTATTTAACTCACTAACAAGCTCCATAGCATCGTGGAATTTTTTGGTCTCGGTCATTATTGGTCTCCCTCAAAGTCTCTTATTGTTTTGCTAATCTTTTCAATTGCACCGACAGGAAAGTTTAGCTTGTTATACTCTTCAAAGCTAATTTCTTTCTGTTCAAATTTTTTGGAAACGTCCATCCAGTGTTCGGTTAGCAATGTGTACATCTTGCTAATTAACAACTCTTTATCGTTTACGGTCATTGTTATTTCTCCCATTGTCTGCATCTTGGGGTTTACAATAGATATTTGCGGGTGTAAAGCATAAATTGCAAATAATTGATGGAGACTTAAATGCTAACGCCAGACGAAATTCGTGAAAAGTTAACTGACGTAAACATGAGCAAGATTGCTAGGGAGACAGGTTTAACGCGCCCGACGATATATAAATTTCTGACCGGGGCTGAAAATATGCAGTATGATACTGTCAAAAGGGTTTCGGAATACTTTGAAAGGGAAGTCTAATGTCTCACCAAATGACAGCACTTGCTATGGAACAGGACTTAGCTCCTGCCCCAAAGATTGTTCTGTATTGGATTGCTAACCACCATAACGGTGAAACTGGATTGTGCTTTCCGAGTATCAACAGGCTGGCTAAGGTGTGCAGAATGTCCCGGCGATCTGTGGAGAAGCATATAGCCGATTTGGCAGGGCTTGGTCTTATACAAGTGACTCAAAGGTTTCGTGCTGAAGGTGGTAAGACTTCCAATAGTTACCAGTTGTTTCTCAAGAGTTCCCAAGAGTTCCAGACCGATGCGCAAAATCTGCGTATGGGTAGCGCAAAATCTGCGCATGGGGATACGCAAAATCTGCGCATGAATAACCTTGGAAGAAAGAACCTTGGAATAGAAGATAATATATTGGTCGAAAAGTTTGACGATTTTTATAAATGCTTTCCAAGAAAGACGGCGAAGGGTTTAGCGAGAAAGGCTTGGGAACTTGCAGTTGCAAAGACCAACCCTGATGTTATTATTTCAAAGGCTGCTTTGTATGCGGCCAGTGTAGAGGGCAAAGACAAAAAGTTTATCCCGCATCCCGCTACATGGTTAAATCAAGAACGATGGGATGATGAAGTATTCGCTCAAGCAGACAGCGAACAAGATCAACAAAACTTAGTGCATAAGATTTTTGCAGAAATGGTGAAACCAAATGCGTGATGAACAGATACAAGAATTAACACTTAAACTTCTAAGCCGATTGAACCCACCAAGGGCGCTGACCGGGCAAGCACAAGCCATAAAGGATGAAGCCACATTCCTTGCCAAGTGCATAAACAAGGTAGCACCGAGCCAAGGTTTGACAGATTGGTTTAATGATTTTGAAGAGGCTGTGCTGGGTAACTTAGAAACCCGCACATGGCCTACAGCCAAAGAGCTTTCCAAAGCGGCGCAGCAAATACGAAAGGCCAAGCCAGTTTTTGCAGATCATAGCGTTGAAGCTGAATGGCTATTAAACCCGGTAACAATAAACGCAAAGCGCATCCAAGGTGGCCATCCAGTGTGTGAAACATGGTTAAGCGGTAAGAAGGCGCAGTCGTTGATGGCAACGGGAATGATTAGTGAAAGCGACTTGGCTAAGTACAAAAGAACAGCATCATTGCAAAAAGCAGAGGTTTATGGTTAAATGCAGATACTGTTCTCACAGACAGTCTGCTCGGTTAGTTTTCTCCCAGAACTAACTCCCCTTTCTGGCAGAGAAGCAAGTTTCCCAATTCCTTGCTTTTCTGTCAGTTTTTAAATTTATACGCACCCTGAGAAGGACGTAACAAATGAACGAACAAAACTGGCCAGCGGACAAAGTAGAACGCAGAAGCATAAGCAGCATCATCCCTTATGCCCGAAACAGTCGAACCCACAGCGATGAACAGGTGGCGCAGATAGCCGCCAGCATTAAAGAGTGGGGATTTACGAACCCGATATTGATCGACATCGATGGCGAAATAATAGCGGGTCATGGCAGACTTCTCGCCGCGCAAAAGCTCGGTTTAAAAGAGGTTCCCTGTATTACCGCTGTTGGGTGGTCGGATGCTCAAAAGAAAGCCTATGTCATTGCCGACAACAAGCTGGCGCTAAATGCTGGATGGGACAACGATATGCTGGCCATTGAGTTTGGCGAGCTTAAAGATTTAGATTTTAACTTAGATTTAATCGGTTTTGACTCCGATGAACTTGCCAACATCCTGAAGGAGCCTGAAACTGAAGGTTTGACAGACGAGGACGCCGTGCCAGAAGCGCCGGAGGTTCCTGTTACAGTTGAAGGCGATGTTTGGTTGCTTGGGTGCCATAGGCTTATGTGTGGAGACAGCACAAGCATTGATGCAGTTGAGAAGCTGATGGATGAGCAAAAAGCTGACGTCCTTTTTACCGACCCTCCTTATGGAATTGATTTCTCACCACAGCGGGGAACGCATGGCAAAATATTGAATGATGCACTTGAGGGGGAAGAATTTGACGAGTTTTTAAATGATACCTTCGCCACCGCTATGTCTGCAATGAAACCTGACACATATGCGTTTATTTGGACGGGTTGGAGTAAGATTGGCGCATTTGAAAAGGCCATAAAAAAGTTTTTTAAAATTCAAGCGATGCACATTTGGGTAAAAAACAATTTTGGTATTGGTTATTATTCAAGGCCAAAACATGAGCCGTTCTATTTGTGCCTTAATGGTAAGCCCGTTTATCCATCGACTGCCCCTGCTGATGTTTGGGAAGAAAAGAGGGTTCACAAGACCATCCACAGTTGCGAAAAGCCAGTGGATTTGATTACAGATATTCTTGACACATATCACAAAAACAGCACGGTGCTTGATTTATTTGGTGGCAGCGGTTCCACTCTAATTTCTTGCGAAAAGACAGCCCGAGATTGCCGCATGATGGAGTTAGACCCGAAATACTGCGATGTTATCATAAAGCGCTGGCAGAACTTTTCAGGACAGAAAGCAAAGCTGGAGGCAACTGCGCAAACCTATGATGAATTGAAGCAAGAACGGGTATCGGCATGACTGATGAAAAGAACAAAGGCGGTAGGCCGCGCAAAGAGCTTACAAAAGATCAAAAGTCAGAAGTTAAAACTTTGGCTGCGGTTTTAAGCACTGACCAAATAGCTGATTATTTTGGTATAGGTCGGCGCACTTTTTATGACATAATGGAGCGCGATGAAGAAGTTTCCGCACAATATAAAAAGGGAAAAGCGGAGGCTGTTGGCTTCGTTGCGCAAAATCTAATTCAAAAAGCCCGGTCTGGTGATTTAGGCGCACAAATATTTTATTTAAAAACTCAAGCTGGTTGGAAAGAAACCCAAAGGCTAGAGGGCGCTGGTAATGATGGCGAGCACGTTCATGCGTACAAATGGTTAAGCGATGAAGACCAAGACGATTAACTATCGCCCCAGAACGCATCTAAGGCCGTATCATGCGCGAAAGCAACGCTGGGCGGTAATCGTAGCCCACAGGCGCTTTGGTAAGACGGTTGCGGCTATCAACGACCTAATACGAGATGCCCTAACGATACCGCGTAAAAAAGTGCGGGTTGCTTACATTGCTCCGTACTACCGACAGGCAAAGGCTATCGCTTGGGATTACTTGCTGGAATATACCAAAGACATTGAAGGCGCTGTTGCCAATGCAAGCGAATTGCGTGTCGATTTCCCGAATGGTTCCCGCATCCGTTTATTCGGCGCTGATAACTACGATGCTATGCGTGGTTTGTATTTTGACAGCGTTGTGCTTGATGAACCCGCTGACTTCCCGGCTAATGCTTGGCCTGTTGTTATTCGCCCCAGCCTTGCCGACCGTAAGGGCCGCGCCACGTTTATTGGAACGCCAAAGGGCAAAAACGATTTCTGGGACATTTACCACCACGCGCAAAGTGACCCTGATTGGTTCTGTGCGATGTATAAAGCTGATGAAACGGGCGTCCTAGACGATGAGGAACTAGCGGAAGCAGAGCGCACAATGGGCGAGGATCGTTATGCTCAAGAGTTTCTTTGCTCTTTCGAGGCTGCGATCCAAGGCGCATATTATGCCACAGAAATGAAAAAGGCCAAAGAAGAAAAGCGCATTTCAAACGTGCCATACGATCCCGGCGTGGGTGTTGTTACCGCATGGGACTTGGGTATTGGCGACAGCACGGCTATCTGGTTTGCGCAGTATGTCGGCAAAGAAATCCGCTTAATAGATTACTATGAGAGCAGCGGCGTAGGTTTAGACCATTACGCAAAGGCTCTAAGTGAGCGTGGCTATCATTACGAGCAGCATATTTTGCCGCACGATGTCAGAGTTAAGGAGCTTGGCACGGGCAAGAGCAGATTGGAAACGCTGGACGCGCTGGGCATTAAAGACATAGAAATAGCTCCCCGGCTTGGAATAGAAGATGGCATACAAGCTGCGCGTTCTATGCTTAACCGTTGTTGGTTTGACGAAAGCAGGTGTGAGCGTGGCGTGGAAGCAATGTTGCAATATCGGCGTGAATTTGACGAGCGGATGAAGTCTTGGCGCGGCAGACCCTTGCACGATTGGACTTCTCACGGTGCAGATGCGTTTAGATATTTGGCTGTTGGTTATAAGCCAGAGGCCGATTGGGGCGCACCAATCAAGCGCGGATTGCGTGGAATAGCATAATGTGATACTGTGTGATTGAAAAACACAGGTGCATCATGGCGAAAATGACTAAAGCACAAATTGCGAGAGCTAAGGCTATGTCTAAGCGCAAGGGTTCTGCGTATCCTAATGCTTGGTCAAATTTAAAAGTTGTCAGGGCCGATGCAAAGAAATCCAACAAAAAACCAGTAAAAAGGAAAGCATGATGGGTTATGGCAAAAAAGGCATGGGTAAGAAAAAGGGCGGCAAAAAGAAATGAAAACTGGTAAGTATTCTACAGCAGCATCCTTCAAACCATGCAAGGGTTGCCCAACACCAAGCAAATGCGCAATGGCTGGCAAATGTTTAGCAAAAGCGTGAGGCTTATTGATTTCTAATGCGTACAAAAGCTGAAAAGATAGCGGCTGCAAAAAAGCGGCACGGTTTCACGGCGGTAAATAAACCTCGCCGGGGTGGGCCTAAGAAGTTTGAAGTCTTGGCGGTTGAAGGCAACCAAGTTAAAAAGGTTAACTTTGGCGATCCGAATATGACCATCAAGAAAAGCACCCCAAGTCGAAAAGCATCGTATTGTGCGCGTTCTGGTGGTATTAAGGGTAAGAATAGCAAATTGTCGGCTAACTATTGGTCGCGTAAAGCATGGGACTGTTAAATGGCAATCACAACTTATTCAGAGCTTCAATCTTCCATTGCCAATTGGCTTAATCGTAATGGTGATACATCGTTACTTTCGGTTATTCCTGATTTCATTGCGCTGGCAGAGGCCGATATAAATCGCAAACTGCGTCATTATAAAATGATTGAGCGTGTTGATGCAGTGCTTGATAGCCGATATGTGCAAGTGCCTAACAATTGGTTGGAGACGGTTCGGTTTAATATCACCGCATCAACTACGGTCAAATTAGATTTTATTGGCCCAGAAGATATGCTGGAAAAACGGCAGAACAACAGCGACACTGCTGGCATTTCTCGTTATTATACGCAAATGGGGGAAGCTATAGAGGTGTTCCCAACTCCCGCTGCGGAATATCCTATGCAGCTTGCTTATTATGCGCAAATCCCAAGTTTGAGCGATAGCGTTACTTTTAATTGGTTGCTGCAAGATCAGCCTGATGTTTACCTGTATGGCGCACTAATGCAATCGGCTCCATACTTGCTAGATGATGCGCGAACCCAGACTTGGGCTGGCTTGTATCAAAACGGTTTGGCTTCACTGCAAAAGTCATCTGATGACACTAGGTTTGGTGGTTCTGGTCGCAGAATTATTATAACTAGTTATTAACTGAAAATTGGTGTATGATAGCGCCAGATATATCTAACGGAGCATAACATGAGCTTTTCAAATTACCTAGAAACCGAGGTCTTAGACTTTGCGTTCACAACTGGCACAGCAACCCGCCCAACCGCATGGTATGTTGCCCTCTACACAGCAGCCCCCGGCGAAGGTGGCGGCGGAACCGAGGTGTCTACAGGCGGCTACGCCCGTCAGTCAGTAACATTTTCCGTTTCTGGAAATACTGCCTCTAATACTGCCGCTGTTGAGTATCCTACGGCTACGGCGTCTTATGGAACCGTTACTCATGTTGGCATTTTTGATGCGTCTTCTGGTGGTAATTTGTTGGCATATTCGGCACTAAACGTGTCCAAGTTGATCGACACTGGCGATGTTTTCCGCATTCCAACTGGCGACCTTGATATTACACTAGACTAAACTGATGGCTGGATACGGCTCAGGAAACTATGGCGCTCGTTTATTTGGGCTTGATGGCACTGTAAAAGATGCTTCAGCCCAAATAAGCGTGAGCGGTGCGTTTACTTCTGCCGCCTTCAAAACGGCAGCAGGCTCTTTAAGTGCGCCTGCTGTTTCTAGTGTTTTAGCGTCTGCGGAGCGTATAAAGCAATCAAGCGCTCAAATTTCTGCAACTGGTCAGATGGCCACTGTTGGCGTAAAAAACGCTTCGGCCACAATATCAGTATCATGCCAGTTAGCCGTTATAACTAGCGGTCAACGTGTCAGGGAAACCTCCGCAAATGTTTCTGCCGCATCGTCGGCAACTGCCAACGCTGAAAAAGAATTCCAGTTCCAAGCTCAAATCTCAGCTTCAAGCCAACTTGCAGCAAGCGGATTTAAAACTTCTTTAGTCGGCTCAACTATCTCAGCAACGTCAAGCGCCGCTGCATCTGGGTTTAGAAAAAGAGTTTCTTCCGCCTCGGTAAGCGTTGTATCATCTGCGACCGCATCAATGGTGCTTGTTAAAGACGCCGAGGCTCTAATTTCTGGGTCTTCGGCTTCGTCTGCGTCTGCTGATATTATTGTTGACGGCGCTTCTTTGATCGCGTCCAACTCTGCATCCAATGTGAATTATGAGCGCAAGCGTGAAAATGGCGCAGTGTCTCTTGGTTCGTCTGGCGTATTTACGGTAGCTGTTAAAACGGCGTCTGCTGTAATTGTCAGCAGCCCGCAGCTAACAGTAGATACAAACAGCACCCGCGTCCGCGAGGCTTCATCTGCGTCAACGTCTGTTTCAGATGGCGCTTCATCCGGAGTGCTTATCGCCTCTGGTGCAGCGTCTATACCGGCGACTTCATCTATTGCCACTGTTGCCGTGGCTTCCCTTGTGGGCGCTTCCTCCGGGTTAGTTGCGTCAACTACGTCTGCTAACGGTCAAATAATTGCGGGCGGTAGCGCACTTGCAGCAAGTCGTGCTATAGTAAGCGCAAGCGCACGTTATAAGTGGCTCGAAGCGGACGATCCGACGACATCATGGACAGAAGCACCAAATCCAAGTAATACTTGGACAGATGCAGATTATTTAGAAAGGGCCGCGTAATGCCTACGACAACGACAAACTATTCTTGGAATAAGCCAACCGTAGGCGGCGATGAAGACGCTTGGGGTGGTTATCTGAATGGCAACTGGGACAGCGTTGACACATTGCTTGGCGGCGTAACAAATTCTGAGTTTTCCGTTTTGAGCGGTCTTACAGCGTCCACAACAGAATTAAACTATGTCGATGGTGTTACCTCGGCTATTCAACCGCAGCTCGATGCAGCTGCAACAACAGGTAAGGCAATCGCAATGGCGATTGTTTTCGGTTAAGGAGAAGCCACATGGCCGCACCAAACGTAGTAAATGTAGCCACTATCACTGCCAAGTCGGCGTTGGTGGCTTTGTCTTCAACCTCAGCAACAACGCTGGTCAGCAACGCTGCATCTAGTGGCAAGGTTTTCAAGATCAACATGATCCAGATTGCCAATGTCGATGGCACAAATGCCTGCGACGTTACTGTGGATGTGCACAGCGCCGCTGCTGGCGGTGGCACAGCTTACTCTCTGGTTGCGACTGCATCTGTCCCTGCTGACTCGTCGCTTATTGCTGTTGATAAGAACACAGCCCTTTACCTTGAGGAAGATCGCTCCATCACCGTCACTGCTGGCACAGCAAACGACTTGGAAGTTATCGTAAGCTACGAAGAGATCAGCTAATGCGCTTTATTGGCAACGCCCCTGTAGATGGTGAAGTTCGTGCTATCGCCTCTGGTGCGTTAGCCACTGGAGATACTGTTGCTGTGAACCCAGATGGCACTGTGAGTGTTGTGGCCGGTTCTTCTGAAGCATTAGGCTCCCCCGGATTGTACCGGAGTTCTTCAGTTGCTAACTCAGGCAACGCCGCAGTTTACGACGATAATGCTCAGAAAGTTGTGATTGTCTTTACAGACAATTCGTCCCAAAATTTAAAGGCTGTTGTCGGCACTGTAAGTGGGACATCAATTAGTTTTGGCTCTGAGGTGGTGGTTGCTGCTCAAGGATATATTGTAAAATTAGCCTATGACGCCAACGCTCAAAAAATTGTTGTAATTTTTGATAATCAGGCCGTCGTTGGAACAGTTAGCGGAACTTCCATTAGCTTTGGAAGCATCGCAACTTATCATGGTGCTTATGTTAGTGATTACGATATTACATATGATGCCAATGCGCAAAAGGTTGTTATAGCATACCGCAATTCGAGTTTTTACGGTGTTGCCATCGTCGGCACGATTAGCGGCACCTCTATTAGTTTTGGATCTGAAGCTGTCCACCTTTACAATCAAGCCACTAACAACTCTATTGTTTATGATGCAAGTGCGCAAAAGGTTGTCATCTTTTATACTGACCAAGGAAACACAACGTATGGCAAGGCTGTTGTAGGCACGGTTAGTGGCACGTCTATCAGCTTTGGCTCTAGTGTAGTTTTTGAAAGCGCACAGTCAGACTCTATAACCGCCACTTACGATGCGAATGCCCAGAAAACAGTTACAGGTTATCGACTTAGTAACAATGACGGCAAGGCTGTTGTAGGCACGGTTAGTGGCACCTCTATTAGTTTTGGAACATCTGTGGTTTACGCATCCAACGCACCCGCAAGGTCATCCGTTTATGACCCGACTGCTAAAAAAGTAATTATAACTTATCAAGATTCCGCAGACTCTTCTGCCGGAGACCTTGTTGTTGGCACTGTTAACGGCACTTCTATCAGCTTTGACTCGCCTGTTGCTTTTGAAAGCGGAGATGCAGATAGACAGAGCGCAACTTATGACGCTAACGCTCAAAAAATAGTTATAGCCTATAAGGATACTAGCAACTCTGGGTACGGGACTTATGTTGTTTTTGCGCCAGCCTCCACCAACCTCACCTCCGAGAACTTCGTAGGTTTTGCCAATAGCGGCTACGCTGACGGACAATCCGCAGCACTTAACTCGACTTGCTCCGTGGACAAGAACCAATCTGGTTTAACTGCTGGCGAGACTTACTATGTGCAGGGTGACGGCACGTTGGGTACAACCCCCGCCGATCCGTCTGTTGTGGCTGGAACGGCCATATCTTCTAACTCTATTATCGTGAAAGGGTAACTCCCATGAAGACTATCGTTGAAACATCAAGCGGCTTGAGCAAGTACCTGCTTGCTGATGATGTGACCATCACTGCTACTGCTGATAACATCACAGTGGGTGATCCTGCACAGTTCATCATTGGTGACTTGAACAGCACCACAGTGACCGTCACTGACAACGTGACAAACGCACCAGACGATTGGACAGGCAACAAGTATTTCTTTGACGGCACTACATGGACATTGAACCCTGATTGGGTAGACCCGACACTCGACGGCGAGGAATAATCTAAATGCGCATCATTGGTAACGCTGGAAAAGCGAGAGAAGTACAGGCCGTTGCCAGTGGTGCGTTAGCTTCTGGTGACACTGTTGTTGTGAACTCCGATGGAACTGTGAGTGTTGTTGAGGGGAGTTCCGGGAGTATTGGGTCGGAAGCCGTTTTTTCCACAACGTCCATACAGAAGCCGTCTGCGACTTTTGATACGAGCAATAACAAAGTTGCGGTTGCTTACCTCAACAACACTAACTACGCCACTGTTGCTGTTGGAACCGTAAGCGGAACGTCTATTAGCTTTGGTACGCCAGTTGTTGCAGAAAGTTCTGGTACGGAGGACACCACTGTTGTTTTTGATAGTAGCAATAATAAGGTTGTTTTAACGTATCGTGCATCAGGCAACGGCAAATCAGTTGTCGGCACGGTTAGTGGAACATCTATCAGTTTTGGTACTAAAGCTAGCTTTCAGTCAAGCGGGGTGGAGTATGTCCGCTCTGTCTTCGATAGTAACAGCAATAAGGTTGTAGCTATTTGGAGTAATGATAATAGCTCTAAGGCTGGAACGGCTGCTGTTGGCACAGTAAGCGGCACGTCAATTAGCTTTGGTTCGGCGGCAGTTTTCAAATCGAGCGGCATTTATTCCACGTCTCCTGCGTTTGACAGCACTAACAATAAAATTGTTATAGCGTATGGAATTTCAAATATTATAGAAGCCGTAGTCGGCACTGTCAGTGGTACGTCTATTAGTTTTGGGACACCTGTATCATCGAGTGTTGGCGGCACATATAGAATACTGGCTATGAATGACAGCACTGGACAGGGTGTTATAGGTTATCGGAATAACGTATCGCCGTATGACGGCAAGGCCATATCCATAACTGTAAGTGGAACTTCGGTTAGCTTTGGCGCAGGCACACAATTTACTACAGATGTTAAAGCTGTTGACAGCGTTGTTTTTGACAGCAGTCGCAATAAGTTCTTTATTGTTTACGGGGTAGATATCTACCCTGTAACTTTAAGCGGCACGGATGTTTCTTTTGGAAGCTCTTCTGCGATTTCATCAGAAAACATAGATCAAACAGTTGGTGCGTTCGACAACAACGACAAACTTGTTTTGGCGTATCGAAACCTCACAGATTCGCAGCAGGGGCAGTCCTCAGTGTTTTCGCCACCATTCACCAATGCAGACAGCTACATCGGCATAGCCGCTACAGGCGCACCTGATGGCCAAGGCGCTAAGATCAACATCAAGGGCGCTGTAGACGAGAACCAATCTGGCTTGACCGCAGGTCAGAGTTACTACGTCCAGGCGGACGGCACGTTGGGTACAACACCAGCAGATCCAAGTGTATTCGCTGGCACTGCTGTAGCTGCAACCAAACTTATCGTGAAGGGCTAAGACATGGCACTAGATACCATTCCAAAGCAAGAGGGCGGTAAGCTCAAGGCCGTTGCATCTGGTACACTGCCAAGCGGCCAACCTGTTATTGTGAACAGTGATGGCACTGTAAGTGTTATTGCGAATTCTAGCCAAACATTAGGTACTCAATCTGAGTTTGAGTCGGCAGGTGTCAACGAGTTTGTAAAGTCAACTTTTGACTCTTCAATCGGAAAAGTTGTAATCATATTTCGAGATAGTGGAAATGCAAATTACGGGAGAGTTGTAGTTGGAACGGTTAGTGGCACGTCTATCAGCTTTGGGACGCCCGTAACATTTGTGAGCAGTTCTGTCTCCAGTGCTGACGTTACCTTCGATTCAAATAGCAGCAAAGTTGTTATTGGCTATAGGCCTGAAAGCCCCAACCAAGGCTATGCAATTGTAGGTACTGTTTCTGGAACCTCTATTAGCTTTGGCACTCCGGTGGTCTTTGACTCGTCGGCAAACGTAGACAATATATCAACTGTCTTTGACAGCAGTAATAATAAAGTTGTGATTTCATACAAAGACCCCGGAACTTCTTATTACTCGGTTTCAATTGTCGGAACCGTAAGCGGCACCTCCATAAGTTTTGGAACGCCCGTTGTGTTTAGAAGTGTAGGCATTGGCCCCATTTCTTCAACATTTGATTCGACCAACAATAAGGTTGTTATTGCATGGCCCTACTCCAACAACGCTGAAGCTATTGTTGGGACGGTAAGCGGTACAAGCATTTCCTTCGGTTCTGTTGCGTCTATGGACTCAAGTGTTGACAGTATAGGGATCGGGTTTGACTCAACAAATGGCAAAGTAGTTGCAGCGTACCGGAAAAATAGCACTAATAAATCCACTGCGATTGTAGGCACTGTAAGCGGCACGTCAATTAGCTTTGGAACGCCTGTTATTTTTGAAGATGTTTCTCCAGTTAGGCCTTCGGTAGCATTTGATTCATCAACTAACAAAATTGTCATTGCTTACGTTGCCTCGCAAGCTGTGACCGCTGTCGTCGGAGTCGTTTCTGGGACGTCCATTACCTTTGACCCGTCATTTCAAATTGACTCGTATGGCCCTTCATATCAATCGGCAGTATTTGATTCGACAAATAACAAAATAGTTATTTCTTACCAAAAAGATAGCGCAAGCGGCAAAGCTAATGTGCTTCAAAACGCCTCCACCAACCTCACCTCTGAGAACTACATCGGCATGTCTGGTGGGGTGGTTGCGGTGGAGGGTAGCGCAGAGCAGGAGATTGGAACCCCTGCGGTTTTTGAAAGTGCCTCTATTGTTAATTTGTCTTCTACATATGATGCCGCTGCAAATAGATTAGTGTTAGCTTACAGAGACCAAGGCAATAGCAACAGAGGAACCGCAGTTGTAGGCACTGTCAGTGGCACCTCTATCAGCTTTGGCACTCCCGTAGTTTTTGAAACGGGAAACACTTATAGCGTTGCTATTACCTACGAAGCAACAGCGGAAAAAGTTGTTGTTGTTTTTAGGGACAACGGTAATTCAGATTATGGCAAGGCTATTGTTGGAACGGTCAGCGGAACGTCAATTAGTTTTGGTTCAGCAACTACTTTTGCGAGTGCTACTACATATGACGTTTCGGCAACTTTCGACAGCAGCGCCGACAAAGTTGTTGTTGTTTATAGAGACGGTGCAAACTCAAACTATGGGACGGCTATCGTTGGTACAGTAAGTGGTACGTCTATCAGCTTTGGTAGCGAGGTTGTTTTTTCCTCTTCAAGCACCAGTCTATCCAATACCGCAACTGTATTTGACTCTGTTAACAACAAGGTTGTTATTGCGTACAGAGATGTTGGAGAATCCGACTACGGCAAGGCTATTGTTGGCACAGTAAGCGGAACGTCAATTAGTTTTGGTTCAGCAACTACTTTTGCGAGTGCGCAATCTTATTATGTAGGTGCAACGTATGACTCTAGTGCAGGTAAGGTGGTTGTTGCATACGTTGATGGTGAAAACTCTCTTTACGGCACTGCTGTTGTAGGTGCCGTTAGTGGTACTTCTATTAGCTTTGGGTCAGAGGTTGTTTTTAATTCCGCCTCAACTGAGCAAACGCTTGGACCGTCTTATGATGCTACCGCAAATAGAGTTGTTATTGCCTACCCAAATGCTGGGGACTCCAACAAGGGCAGCGTAGTTGTGGGCGCTGTGTCTGGAAGTTCTATTACATTTGAATCGCCTTCTGTATTTGATACAAGCTCCGTATCCCGTACAACTTCTGTGTATGACTCTAGTGCAGGAAAAATAATTATAAGTTATAGAGACGGTGGCAACTCCAGCTACGGAACCTCGGTCGTGTTTCAAACAGGATATACAAACGTCACCAGAGCAGAAGTAGCCGATGGCGACAATGCAACCGTTGACATCGTAGGCACTGTATCCACAAACCAACTAAGCCTCACCGCTGGGCAGCAGTATTACGTCCAGACAGATGGCACTCTAAGCGAGACCCCCGCCGACCCAAGCGTCTTGGCGGGAACGGCAATATCTGCTACAAAGCTCATAGTAAAAACATAAGGCGAAACCATGCCTCTAATTCCGCTCAAACTCCCCGCTGGCCAGTATCGCAACGGCACTGACCTTATGTCTCAGGGCCGCTGGCGGGACATTAACCTCGTCCGCTGGCATGAGGATGCTCTGCGTCCTGTTGGTGGATGGCGGCAGAGAGCATCTGTTGATCTGAACGGCGTT